CAGCGTGAATTATTGGGACTGACTGATGCAGAAATAGAAATGATTGAAGATATCGTACTCACTGCAATCTCTGTCTGATGTTGTCGTGTGAACAGTAACAACAGCAATCACTGGTCTAATAAAATCCAAATTCCATCATTGGCGCATGAATGCAGAAATCATCGATTTATTGCGCCGTCTCGAAAATATGATCCGTATCGGTACCATCATCGATGTGGATTTATCCGGTGAAATCCCACTGTACCGGGTAAAGACAGGCGAACTGGAAACAGACTGGATTGCGGCAACCGTCCAGCGTGCTGGCACAGCCAAAAAATCACATGCCTACACCATTGGTGAACAAGTTGTACTCATGGCGCCGTCAGGTGATTTAGGCGCAGCAATGATATCGCATGCACTGAATAGTGAAGCCAATCCATCACCAGACAACCATTCAACCAGAGACAGATCGGTTTATCCAGATGGGGCAATCATTGAATACAACCCGGAATCGGGTGAGCTTTTGGCATCAGGCATTAAGAAGGCAACCATTCAGGCCGCAACCTTAGTCACCATCGATTGTCCAGATTCAAAGTTCACCGGAAATGTTGAAATTGATGGGAACGCATTGGTGAAACAGACCTTGACATACCAGGGCGGATTGAACAACAACGGCTCATCATCAGGCGCAACCATCAATGGGCCGATCACGCATAGCGGCGGTAATTTAAGCAGTAACGGCGTGGTTGTGCATAGCCATCATCACAGTGGTGTTCAAACAGGTTCGGGTGAATCAGGAGATCCGGTATGACGTGGTACGGCATGAACAAATCAACCGGGTTGGCACTCACAGATAGTGAACACATCAGCCAATCCATTACCGACATTCTCACAACTCCGATCGGGTCAAGAGTCATGCGTCGTGAGTATGGCTCAGAGATTTTTAAATTGTTGGATGCACCGATGAACGGGACAACCAAGCTGCGAATTATGGCTGCAACGGTGATGGCCATCATCAATTGGGAGCCAAGAGTCAAAGTGACAGCAATGGGTATGGACATCACATATGGCGGACAGATGGTATTGTCAGTCGAGTATGAGCGCCAGGACGGAACGCGCACAAAGAACAACGTTGATGTGAATCTGGGAGCATCATCATGACCGATTTATCCGCATTACCAGCACCGGATATCATTGAAGAACTGGATTTCGAAACAATTCTGGAAGAACGCAAAGTCACGTTAGTCAGTCTGTATCCAACAGATGAACAGTCAGATATTGAATCAACACTGCAACTGGAATCAGAACCAGCAGTAAAACAGCTGGAAGAAAACGCATATCGTGAAATTGTGCTACGCAATCGCATCAATGACGCAGCAAAAGCCGTCATGATCCAATATGCAAAAGGTGGCGACTTAGACAATCTGGCTGCAAATTATGATGTTGAACGCCTGACCGTCACAGAAGCTGATGAATCAGCTGTACCACCAGTTGATGCTGTCATGGAAGAGGATGATGACCTCAGAGAACGAATTCCACTGTCATTATCAGCACTTTCCGTCGCGGGTCCATCAGCCGCATACAAATCATTAGCAATGTCTGCGGATGGTCGCGTGCTGGATGTTGGCGTGACCAGTCCATCACCAATGAATGTACTGATATCCGTATTAAGCAGAACGGGTGACGGAACAGCAGAAACCGATCTGATTTCAATCGTGGATACCACATTGAATGACGAAGACGTTCGCCCACTATGCGACATCGTGACAGTTCAATCCGCAGAAATTATCAGCTATCAGATCACTGCAAATCTGTATGTCTCAAAAAACACCGATAAACAGCTAACCATTGATGCGGCAATCGCTGCAGCTGAAACATACGCAACCGATCAGCATAAAACGAACAAACGAATCTCCAGACCAGTCATTGAGGCAATTTTAAAACAATCAGGCGTCATTGATATTGAACTGACATCACCACCAGAAACAATTCTGATCGGGAAAACACAAGCAAGCTACTGCACAGGAATAACCATCACAGCGGAGACAGCCGATGAGTGAGTTATTACCGAAATCAAGCACGAAGTTTGAACGAAATTTAGCAACCGCATGTGCCGAAGCAGAAGAACTACCCGTCAATATTCGGGATATCTGGAACCCGGATAAATGCCCGTCAGAGTTTCTTCCTTGGTTGGGAGAAGCATTCAACATGATGGGGTACAACGGGTGGGATTTAGCAGAATCAGATGATGCACGCAGAGCACTCATCAAAGGTGCAATTCAGATGCACCGTCATAAAGGAACGGTCGGTTCACTGCGTAACGTGATCCGACGATTAGGCCTTGGTGAAGTAGAAATCATCGAAAACATCGGCGTACTGAAATATGACGGAACGCGCACATATAACGGATACATGGTACATGGCGCAGATGAAATGCTAGCTGTTTACCGGGTAATTCTGAATCGAGCCATCACCAACGATATGGCTGAAACACTGAAAAACATACTGGCCGAGTTCGAACCAACTCGTTGCCATTTAGCCAGCCTTGAATATCAAGCGGTACCAATTCGTTACAACGGAGTAGCAAGATACGATGGCTCTTATAACCATGGGAGTGTTGCATAGTGGCATCATTAACTGAACTAGAACAATGGGATGAAGAACTTTACCAGTTGGAAACAACCGATCCGGTCGTTGGTGGTCCTAATGGCATATCAAACCAACAAGCGAAGATACTTGGAAACAGAACCAGATATCTTAAAGGATCAAAAGTCGACAGATCTGACCTGCAGAAAGGCACTCATGTTACAGCTGTCGATACAGGGGTAGCTAATGCATATGTAGTTGCGTTATCACCAGCGGTGGACGCGCTGACAAACGGAATGGAAATTTCTTTTACTCCTGCAAACTCAAATAGTGGCGCAGCAACAATTGCAGTAAGTGGGTTGTCTGCAGTTCCAATTGTTGGGTTGGCTTTATCTGCACTTCAAGGTGGTGAAATTGTTGCTTCAGGGAGTGTCAAACTGAAATACAACTCAACAATTTCATCATTTGTGATCATCAGCACTACTGGTGCGCTGCAGATTAGTGATGCGACTCAATCACAGCATGCCGTAACAAAAGATCAATTAGATAGTAAATCATCAATTGGTATATCAGGTTTGAAAATCACATATACCGGAATAGATGGTGTTGTTACTGTTTCTGCTAAAGGGGCAGTTGTATCTAATAGTGATGGTTATTCTAAAATACTACGAAACATATTACTTTATGCAACTTCTGGTAGTTTAACTGGCGCACCGAATGGGCTAGATACGGGGAGTTGGGCATATTCAACATGGTATTTTTTGTATGTAATTTATAATCCAACGACCAAAACCGCAGCTTTGCTTTGGTCTCTGTCATCTTCATCACCAACATTACCAAGTGACTATACGTATTTTACAAGGATCGGAGCGAACAAAACTCAGTCCTCAACAAATTACTGGTTTTTAGGCGGTACACAGATTGATCGTTGGTTTGAGTATCTAGTCAAGGCAAGTGGGAATGTAACCGCATTACCTATTTTAGCTGCTGGCACTCAAGGTGTTCCAGCGACGCCAACATGGGTTGCTATTTCAATTTTAAATGATGCACCAGTAACGGCTGATGCTGTAGATATAGCAATAAGAGCATATACGGCTGCAACACAAGTACAATGTGCTCCGAACTCCAGTTATGGGTTTTACGGGTCATCAGTAAACCCTCCTCCATTAGTTTTAACAACACCAGCAGCCGCCGCTATTTTTTGTAGCCAAACTAAACGAATGACACTGGAATCAACCAATATCTATTTTGCAAGTAATGATTCGGCGCAAGGAAAGCTTCTTTTACTTGGCTGGGAGGATAATATCTAATGCCATATGCAATTAAAGGCTCGTCATTACGAGCAATCAATTCAGAATCGGATTTGCTGGATGGTGAAGCATATAGCGAACACTTTCCTTATGTTTGGCCTCCTGAAGCTACTGATAGTGAGAAAGTTTCAGCATTTAAAGTTGAAGTGCAATCTGCTTTAGATTTTAGCGACCGAGTTGCATTACGAGCATATAAAGCTGGCGTCCCATTTGGTGATCTCTGGACTCAATACGATTTGGACTTACGTGCATTAATGTCTGTAACGGAATGGTCTGAGGATTTAGCATTACCACAACAACCGTCAACATACCCAAGTTGATTTGTTTGGATGACCGAATAACCACTGTCACCGTTTCTATGTTGTAACACTAGTAACCACAACACCGCCAAATAACAACGCAATAAAGCCAGTGGCATCATCTCCAAAACTCCCTAATCCGGATTAAATGGAGACATGCCCCATGGCGGAAGAATATCACCACGGCGTACGAGTCACAGAAATCAGTGACGGCGTGCGAACCATCAGAACCGTATCAACAGCCATCATCGGAATGGTCTGCACTGCATCAGATGCAGATGCAACAGCATTCCCACTGGATGAGCCAGTCCTGATCACCAACGTCAATACAGCAATCGGTAATGCCGGCACACTAGGAACACTAAAACTTGCGCTGGAAGCAATTGCAGACCAAGCCAGTCCGGTCATTGTAGTGGTTCGTGTCGATGAGGGCGCAACCGAAGCAGAAACAACCAGCAATATCATCGGCACAACGACTGCAGAAGGTAAATACACTGGTTTACAGGCCTTGTTGTCAGCACAATCAAAACTAGCAGTAAAACCGCGTATTCTGGGTGTGCCAGGTCTCGATAGTCTACCGGTTGCGACTGAGCTTATCAGCATTGCGCAAAAACTACGGGCGTTCTGCTATGTCAGTGCCTATGAGTGCGAAACCAAAGAAGCTGCAGTGACCTATCGCGACAACTTCGGTGCACGTGAAGTCATGGTAATTTGGCCTGACTTTATCGGGTGGGACACCACAACCAGCGCCAATATCACCTTATGGGCAACTGCGCGTGCATTGGGGATGTTGACAATGACACTGGCTGGCATAAAACACTGTCAAACGTTGCCGTGAACGGAGTCACCGGCATTTCAAAAGATGTGTATTGGGATCTGCAACTCACATCAACTGACGCTGATTACCTAAACAGTAACGAAGTAACCACTCTGATCCAACAGGACGGTTTCCGTTTCTGGGGTTCACATACCTGTTCAGACGATCCGCTTTTCGCATTTGAAAACTATACCCGTACAGCACAAGTACTTGCAGACACTATTGCTGATGCCCACATGTGGGCGGTCGATAAGCCAATCACACCAACACTGGTGAAAGACATCATCGAAGGTATTAACGCGAAGTTCCGTGAACTGAAAGCACTGGGTTACATCGTTGATGGGAAAGCCTGGTACAACACCGAACTGAACGACCAAACCACGCTGACATCTGGCAAGTTGTATATCGATTACGACTACACACCTGTACCACCACTGGAAAATCTGATGTTCCAGCAGCGGATCACTGATACCTATCTGGCAGATTTTGCCAGCAAGATTGCAGCCTAAGGGGGTAATCAATGGCACTGCCACGTAAGTTAAAACACATGAACCTCTTTGCTGATGGAGACAACTGGCAAGGTCTGGTTGAAGAATTCACACCGGCAAAACTCACCAAGAAGTTTGAAAACTATCGAGCTGGCGGTATGGCCGGTTCGGTGGGTGTCGATCTGGGTTATGAAGACGATGCACTCAACACCGAATTCACAATGGGTGGGTTTGAAGTCAATGCACTGAGAAAACACAGTGCCGCAACACACAACGCCGTCTTGTTGCGTTTCGCTGGTTCATTCCAGCGTGATGACACCGGTGAAATCTCAGCCGTTGAAATCGTCACTCGTGGTCGAATCAAAGAATTTGATAACGGCAACTACAAGGTTGGCGATAACTCAACTTCGAAACTTTCAATGGTAAACAGCTACTACAAAATTGTCGTAGATAACGAAACCATCATTGAAATCGACACAGTGAACATGGTCGAAATCGTTAACGGTGTAGACATGATGGCAGAACACCGAGCCGCAATCGGTCTGTAATTCAAAGCTGCCGGGTAATACCGGCATATCTAAAAATCAGGGGAATACGCAATGACAGA